GTGCTGTAGGAATACATTCTGCCGTTGATGTTAGTGGTACATCATTCTGGATGAGTGATGAGTCATTCTTTAGTTGCTGTTATCAAGTCGCTCTTGTTGGCGTCTTAATTTGTTTACACGCTTAATGGATTCTTTCCTTAAACGTTGTTTCTTTAACGAAGGCTTTTCGTAAAATTGCCTTTGTTTAAGTTCTTTTAATAAACCATCTTTCATAACTTTTTTCTTTAGTTGCCTGATGGCTTTTTCTACATTGTTATTTCTTACTTTTACCTCTAATGTCATTATATCACCTCCCCATTATTAATTATAGTTGAAGGTGGGCATTGCTGCCCACCCACGAGGTCTACATTATGAATGATAGATTTACTCATTGATTGGATCAACGTGCTCCTCACTATCATTGGAAGATCCTTGGTTTAACTCATCAATATTGACACCACTGTCAACCTTGGTGTATAAATCAAGGAAACTGTTTTTTGTATCATCATCAAATCTGTTGATACAAACCTCAACCGCCTTCAATTTGTTTTTGAAGATTGCATAAGCATTTACGATATGAACCAGTCTTCTAGTAGCAATGATCTCATCAATACCACCATCAAAGAAAGTTCTTCTAATGACATCAGCCCACTTAACAAGATTGCTAGTAAACTCTGTATCTTTAAGACCATAATGGTTCATTACGTTATCTAAGATTTTAGTTTCGATCTTAGCAGTAGGATATGCCTGCTCAAAGGTAACTGGAAATCTCTCAAGGAATGCTTCGTTGAGAATATTAGTACCAATGAACCTACCGTCATCAGAACCTTTACCTTTAGTATTGGCAGTTGCGAAAATTTGAAAACCGTCTTGAGGTTCAACAAATTGACCTATCTTTTTAAGGAAGATACCATTACCTTCTAAGACTGGTTGTAAACACATAATCTTATTAGAGGCAAGGTCAATTTCGTCTAGTAATAATACGGCACCTTTTTTCATTGCGTTAACAACAGGACCGTCATGCCAGACAGTTTCACCATCTTGTAATCTGAAACCACCAAGTAAATCGTCTTCGTCAGTTTCGATTGTAATATTAACCCTAATCATTTCTCTTTTAAGTTCGGCACATGATTGTTGCACCCCAAGAGTTTTACCATTACCAGATAGACCAGTAATAAATGTAGGATAAAAAATACCAGACTTAACAATATTTTTTAAGTCTTTGTAATTACCAAAAGGTACAAATGTTTCCTCTTTGTTAGGAACCAAGTTTTCACTTGCACTTTCAGTTGTTTGAATTTGTTTAGAGATTTTTTGTTTAACCTCTGGAACACTAACTTGTTTAGCATTCTTAGAAGGATTTACAAGACCATTAACAGGTAACTTGTAAACACCTCTAGTTAATCTAAACTGAGGATCTTTAATCAACCACGCAGGTGATGATTTCATACCTAGTTTAGCGTTAACTTGCTTGATCTGTGATTTCTCTAATGTATCAGAGGAAAACATTTCATAAGCAGTATTAACATACTCTAGTTGTTTTTCATTTAGTTTCATAATGTAATAACCTTTCTTAATTATATAGCTATGCTATCAGGAAGATAGCGATTTGTCAACAAATAATTTGGTATAATACCAAAATAAAAAGTCTTATTTATCAACGATTTAGTTAGGGTGCGACAATCCTGACCAATTTTGTTCTCTTTTTGTTCTATCATTATGCCACCCTTTCAACAAATTTATTCAATAAAACTCTAGACATTTTTTTCTGTTTAAAGTTTTTAGAAAATTGTTGTTTCATTTTACCTGCTGTCATATCAGAGGTAATAGTGATTTCAGTATCATCTACTTTCATATTAGTTTTAGTAGTGATAAACAATTCATCATAACCAATATCGGTCATGGTTACTACTTTGTTTTTTCTCATTACTGCTCTTGCTTTTTCAAAGTTATCGTAACCTTCTGTTGTAGCAAAAGTTTGAATATCCCAATATTTTAATGCTTTACCAGCAACATAATAACCAATAATAGTAGAACCAGTTTTATGTTTAAAGTAAGATAAGAATTGTCTATGGTAAGCGTGAAAATGACTTCTTAACTTTTTGTTATGTTTACCATAAGTGAAACTATAACTACCATCTTTAACATTAATTTCATACATATAGGTATCCATGAATCCCATTTCACCAGTGTCTTTTTTCAGAGTTGCTTTACCCATTGTGTGACCTGAACCATCTGTTAAAAAGATTGTATTCATTTTTTGTATTTTATGTTTTGTTTTAAATTTATTTACTACATTGATTGATTGATAGATTGCACTATCAAGTGGAGTACCACCAAGTCTTAAACAATGTGGCTCATGAAACATAGGAGCATAAGGATCAAAATCAGGATCATTCCATCGACTACGAGTATAGTTGTGTTGATAAACTAAAGCGATTTGATAAAGATTTGCCATTGCTTCGTTATACTTAACTGTTTTCATATCAGAGGTTACAAATTGTAGTAATGAAACATCTTCTAATACTAGTAAACCCTCTTTATCATAATGATAAGGATAATGACTATATGCCTGTCTTGATCTAAAGTATTCATCACCATCTTTTGTAAAATTACCTCTATTAGTATCTGAAAAGGCATAAACCTCAAAAGGTATATTTACTGCTTTACAGAACATAACTAAGTTCATTGTTTGAACCAATGTATCATACATTTTATCACCCATAGAACCTGACCAGTCAACAATCATAACCATACCATGATTTTTTGCACCTGGTTCAATATTAATTCTTGCGAATATATCATCATTATATTTGTAAGAGTGTAAAGCATTAGTATTAATCATACCAGTTCTAGCAGTTCTAGTTCTAACATAATTATCAGCAGCTTTTTTCATTTCAAACTCTTTAACCATATAATTTACGGTTCTCATTTGTTCTCTTTTAAATTTCTTAAATTCTTCTAATCTTTTAGACATTGGGTAAGAAGAATTTTGTTTTTCAATTTTTTCAGCAATTAAATCATAAGATACAACAGCGTCTTTACATTTTGGTAAAGATAGATAAAGGTTATCTTTAGTATCTTTATCTAATTTTGCAATACCTTTTTTATTTTGTTCTGAGGCATGATCTGTTAATGCTTCATTGTTACCTACTTTGTAACCACCTTCTGAACCACTACTTGCTGAACCTTTTTGTTTTTCTTCTTCTTTGTCTTCTTTACTATCTGATCCTGCGGAAGATTGTTGTTCGTCTTCTTGTTTATCATTATCAGATTTAGACGAGGAAGTAGTTTCCTGATTTTGCTCTTGTTGCTCATCGCTATCACTATTACCTTCTGTTTGTTCAGATTGTTCTTCTTGGTCACCTTGACCATCTTGACCTAATTCTGATTTCATTTCTTCTTCTTGTTCTTCGTCATATTTCTCAGAACCAGAATATTCATAAATGTCTTTGGTAAGTTTTACTACATCATCCCAAGTATTAAGATTATCTGATCTAGTAATAAATTCTTGTTCGATATCATTAAAATCAATTTGTGCTGAAGAACCAGACTTAGAAAATATATTAAGTCTATCAATAAATCTAAAACCGTTAACATCTTTATCTTTAGTTAAAAAGAAATCTTTTTCTACTAATTCATTATAACCATTGAAATAAGATTTTCTTAAACCAGGGTATTTGATTTTCATTTTTTTGTCGATACGGATATCTTCGACTACGTTAAAATAAGAATGTGGAATTTTGTGTTTTTTAAATTCGTTTTCGTCTTGAGGAGTGTATAATGCATGACCAACTTCATGACCTACTAATAAATCGTATAAGTCATTAGACATATCTTCCCATACTGGAAGACATAAAGTTCTAGTCTTTGGAATGAAATATGCTGTTTTTACTTTTTGATGAATAACATTAATATTCTCGGTTGCAAGTAACTTAGCAAGATTTGATTTTTGTTCTTTTGATACTGTTTTCATAATGTAACCTTTATTATTCTCTTATGCTATCAGGTCTTTAGCAGATTTGCAAGGAAAAAATGAGCAATAATCCAAATTAAAATCGTTGTTTTTCAAGGGTTTATCTAGGGTGCGACATATATGCCCAATCTGTTCCCCTTTTGTTCACCCCTTATTTTAGGGCAATAACCCCATAAAAATTGAAATTTTGCCAAAATACATGTAAATCTTTGAAACCTGCGTCATAACACATATCAAACATTTCTGTTTTTGTGTTGGGTTTCATCATATGTCTTAATTGTACTTCTTTGTCTAAAATCTCTTTATCTGTAAAATGTTGTCTTTTATAATCATAATACATAAAGGTCATCATATCTTGTATTTTAGGATTACAACTAAAACCTTTTTCTGAGAATATAAAGGCACCACCTTCGTTTAACCCCTCGTATATACTTTTAATTGTTCTTGCTCTATCTTTAGGGGGCATGAATTGTAATGTGAATATAGAGGTTACTAAACTACAATTTGTAAATGAATAATCTCTAACGTCTCTGTGTTCAAAAAATAAGTTAGGCCATTTATCAGACATCAAATCATCACCATGACCAACTGCGAAATCGTCTTCAATTTCTACACCAATATATTTTGCCTCTGGTACATGTTCGTTATTTTGTGCTATCATTGATTTAAGCATTTTACCTGAACTACAACCTACGTCAACAATATTGGTATCATCTTCGACAAAATACTTTGACATACCTACTATGTCGTTCCATAGATTAGTATAACCCCTTACGGAGTTTTCTATATGTTTATCAAAACCTTCTTTTGATTGTGCGAATGTAAATTTAGTCATACTGCCTTTCCCCAATACTGACATATGCCACTTACTGACTTATATCTGTTATTTGGATTTATCTTACTATTATTTAGCAACGTTTCAAAACGTTTATCTATTCCTGCGCCTAATTGTAAATTAATATGTTTCTTAAAATTAAACTTCTTAAATTGTTCAAAGTCATTTACAACATGGTGTTTCTGGAATGGTTCATTTAACTCATACCAATCTTTACTATAAAAGAAATCTCTTACTGCCTTAGATAGATATGGTGTAATAAATTTTTTATTATGTTTATCTGCAACTATCTTATGCCACATATAACCTGCACTCTTGGTTGGTAGAAAATAATCATTTCTAAATTCATCAAACTTTTCTTTTGTTTTACCTTTAGTATAATGTAGTATGGCTCTTTTAGATATACCATAGTAACCATCAGCAGCCCAACCACTCAACACTTCTTCTTCTTTTATTTCTGGATACAAATACATAAATGGAAACACACACTCAAAATGCGTTTTCTTTTTACAATCATATTCTCTTGCTAGTTTAAAAAAATCTTCTTCTAAATTATCTGTTGGTACAACTTTTATCGTAAGTGGCCATTTGAATATTTGTGATACCTCTGCAGCCTTGTCACTATCATAACTAGAACCTGTATCTAAATGAAAAGAATATGCATGTACTTTCTTTCCTAATTCATGAGCAGCAAATGCTACACTCAAACTATCTACACCACCAGATAAAAGTACAGCAACTTCATCTTGTTTTGATTGTGTATCAATAACTCTTTTTATTGTTTGTTTAATTGACATAATATATTCTTGTAAATATTACCAGATAATTCTTTCATCATTAGTGGTGCAACCATACGACCAACTCTTTCTGCTTGTTGATCAAAGTCACCTTGTAATTTAAAATCATCAGGTAATCCCATAACTCGTTTTAACTCCTTAACTGTTAACTTACGATTACTATTATAATGAAACACGCCAGATAGTCCTTTCTTTTGTCCTGCCTGTGTAAGTGTAGGGCAAGGTAAGTCTGGTGCTGGTCGTATCATATTAAACATAGATTGTTTTGGATTGATATCTATAAATTCAGGATCACTTGGTTTTCTATGTTTAGGTGGAGAGAATGGTAATAACTCAATCCACTTCTTTTGAAAACTACCTTGTACAAAATCTAAAAGCATTTGTTCTTCCTCAGGATCATTTTCAATATCTTCTATTGCTTCTCTTAATGTTGGTTTTTTGCTATGAGGTTCTGGATATATAAAACTTTCCATATTCATAAAGTTTAAACCAATATCATCCATGACATCATTTCGTATTGCAACAAAGAAACATCTTTGTCTCGCTTGTGGTGTTCCATAGTCTGCAGCACTTAATACTTTACCAACTGCCTCATAACCTATATCACCAAAACCATTTACTATACGATTAAAGTATTCTCTTGCTGTACCCATTGTGATACCAGCAACGTTTTCACCAATGATTACTTTTGCTTGCACATCTTTGGCAACTCGTATAAATTCAAAAAATAAATCTTCTATATTATCGACTTGTTTATCGTCACTATATTTTTTAGTTTTATCCCAACCCTTTTCTCGTTTGCCTGCAATACTAAAAGCACTACATGGTGGCGATCCATCTAATATGTCTAGTTCGCCTTGTTGTATACCTGCGGCCTTGAGTAAATCATGACCTGTTAATTCTTTTATATCATTAGGTAATACAGGAGTGTTAGGATAATTAGATTTATATGTGTCTATTGCACTTTCAACAAATTCGTTAACAGCAAGTATATTACCACCTGCAAGTTTATAACCTGTTGAAGAACCACCACCACCTGCAAATGTTGATATTACAGTAAATAGTTTACGGTCTGCTGACTTATATACATCTTCTAGTAAATACATGGGGTTAGTATATCAGGTTGTTATAGATTTGTCAAGGCCGAAAAAGTCTTTAGTTTTTCTCGTTTTTCTACAATTCTCTTGTTTAACTCTGCTTGATTTACTAAATTCTTCTCAATTAATAACTGTATCATACACATAACATCACCTGCCTCTTTTGTTAGATTATCATTATTTTGACCAAATCTAACAATCTTCATAGTTTCTTGCGTTAGTTCACCACATTCTTCAGCGGTTATTGCTAATAGTTCTATTCTTTCTTGTGGTGTCATTCTACAACCTTTGTAAAGTTTCCTACTTTTTCATACTTAATTACATTCTTAAATCTATCTGCTATCATATCTGTTTTGTGTGATATGATAAAGATATTCTCATTTTCTAATGTATTTAATATTTTTAAGAAATCGTCTGTGCCTTGACCATCAAGGCTACTATCAAATATTTCATCTAACATTAATAGATTACAAGATATACTATTTTTCATCTTTGCAATTGCTCGCCAAGTAAATAACAATGCAAGATTTATTCTCATCTTTTCACCTTCACTAAATGAGGCATATGTAAATTCATCACGATATCTAGATCGTATCGTTTCTTTAAACTCACCATCTAATTTAAAGTTTACAAAGAAATCCATACTTGCAAGATACTTGTTAATCAATTGATTGATAATAGGTAAGTATTGTTTAATAACTTTAGTCTTAATACCAGAATCCGTTAACATTGTTTTAGCAGCTTGTAAGTAATCTAGTTCTTCTACTTTTATTAATTTAGTTTTTTCTTTATCACCAAAATCACTTTCTAACTGATTAAGTTTTCCTAATGCTTCACCATCTTCACTAGATTGTTTTTTTAACTCATTTATTTTATGTGTTAGTTTTGTGTTAATATTGTTTAGCTCAACTTTTGATTGACCAAACTTAGCGATATCAATTTCTGTTGTTCGCATATCTTGTTCAATGCTTTGTATTTTAGATAACCTGCCTGATAGTGATTGTATTTCTTTTTGTACATCTTCTAATGCTTGATTCCATTTCATTAACTGTTTGTTATTGTTTGATATTAATTCTTGTTTATTAGATAATACTTGTTGGCATGTAGGACAGTTATCATTGTCTTCATAAAATTTTTGGTGTTTATTACATTCTTTTAATTTACTTTGAAACTGTGCTTGAAAATTACCTAGTTTATCTACTTTACTAGACACGCCATCTTTGTCTTTAATTGTATCTCTTAGTTTATCTATTTGGTGTTGTAATCCTTGTACATGTGTATTATATTTGTCTATTGCATTTTTATTTGTTTCTATTTTTTCTATTTCACTTTGTATTTCTACGTCTGATCTATTACTTAATTTTTCAATATACTCTTTTTGAGTATCAATCTTGTTTTGTATAATATCTATTTCTCGTAAAATATCTTTTACTTGTTCATCCATTTCTTTTATTCTTATTTTAGTCAACATACTCATTACAGAAAAAACTTTTATATCAAGTATGTCTTCTATAATTTCTCGTCTGTGTGCTGTCTTTAATTCCATGAATGGTACAAAGGTAGAAGCACCAAGTATTACTACCTGTGTAAAACTACGATAATTAAATTTAAGTATTTGTTGTTCTAATTGTTTTTGATAATCTGCAATAGTAGCGTCTTGATTAAGTAATTCACCATTTAGATATATCTCAAATATATTAGGTTTTATACCTCGTCTAATTCTATAATGATTAGATGACATGGTAAATTCTAATTCAACCTCTGTTCCACCAAGATTAATACTGTTTATTAATTGATCTTTTTTTATTTCTCTAAAAGGTTTATTAAACAAAGCAAAACACAAAGCGTCTAATATAGTAGATTTACCAGCACCATTGTGGCCTACAATAAGTGTAGTAGAATTATCATTTAAGTTTGTTTCTAAAAAAGTATTACCTGAGGATAAAAAGTTTTTCCATCTTATTTTTTCAAATATTATCATATCTCTAAATCTCCTGCCTCAGTATATAATGATTTCATTAATTTTTTTAATCTACTTTTTTCTAAATCAGTTTCTAATTCATCAATATAATTATCTAGTAGTGTGGGTGTGTCTTCACTTTTATCAGCAATATCGTCTGCAACGGTTGAGGCGTCTAGGTCTGAATAGTCTTCTATAATTTTTATATCATGTACTTTGGTTTCTTTATAAAACCCATCAACAAATTTATCAAACAAATAGTAATCTTTTTTCTTTTCTACAATTAGTTTAATGTATTTGTTTTTATATTTGTCATACTCAAAGTTTTTGTAATCGTTTAGTTCATCATTATAATATACTTTTTCATGTATTGTAAAAGGATTAACTATTCTTTCTAGTTCTCTTGTTTCTGTATCTAATATGTGAAAACCTTTTTTGCAATTATAATCGTTCCACATAAATTCATACTGACTACCTAAGTAAAAGATTTGACCATCATCTGATTTCTTATGAAAGTGTCCTGATAATACTTTTTCAAATCTACGAAATAGTTTTCTTTCAAGACCTGAATCAGCATAAGCACCATTAAACATTTCAAAGCCTTTGATTTCTAAATGTCCTAATACAATATCAGCACTTTCTTGTTCTAACATCATTGTTGTTTTTTCAACATTGTCTGGTGTAACCCAAGGCACATATAACATTTTCATGCCACCTCGTTCTACTACTGTTGGTTCTGAATATACATAACCCCAATCCATAAGTTCTTGTGGTGCGTTTATTTCATTTGTATTTTTATAATAAGTATCGTGATTACCAATAATAATATCAACATGTATATCTTTTAAGCGATGTACAAATTTATTGTTGAAGTCTGATAGTGTTTTAAAGTTTACAAATTTACGTCTATCTAAAACATCACCTAAGTGAATAATATTTTTTATATTATGTTCTTCTAAATAAGGAAAAAATATTTCTTCCCAAAATTTATAAAAGTAATTAGCGTAATTTGGATTATCGTTTCTGGCACCAAAGTGGGTGTCATTAATTAAAGCAATTTTCATAGTTACATAAAATATTCTAGTTTAGACACTTTCTTTCTTTTTGCTAGTTTAGGTTTAACTTTCTTTTCAGGTTCTTCATCAACAACCATATTCTTTCTTAAAAAGTCTGCATATGAATTTTGATATTCTTCGTTATCACCTTCTTGTCTAACTATCTCATCTAATCCTGATTTAAGTATTAGTTTTTGTTTTATTGTTGTTTGTTTTTTTTCTTTTTGTATTCTTCGTATAAATGCGTAGTATATTATTTGTGTAAAGTATGCAAAGGGATTACTAGATTTTTCTGGATCAAAGTTTGCTACATATGTTAAGCAATTTTCAATACCGTCAGATATCATATCTTCTTTGTATGTATAGTTAATAAAGTTTGGTCTGTAAGATAAGTGGTTTGCAATCTTTAGGAAACATTCACCTATGTAATCATTGATTGGTGGGTCTTTTCTATTTCTATTTCTTGCGGATAATACTTTCTTACGATACTTTTTCATTTCTTCATTGAAGACTTTATTATCTACATAATGCTCTGTCTTCTTTCTTTTTAGTTTTACTGTCATAGTATTACTCCTAATTTGTAAGCTATAATATCAGGATATAGTGTTATTGTCAAGGGATATATACAAGATTTTGATAATTAAATTATTTTGGTTTTTTGTGTCTTTTTGCCTTGACAAAAATTTCTTTCCTGATATAATCCGGTATGTCCGGTTTGCATAGAGTATTAACTTAGTTAGCTTTAATCTTACCTTGAAGATACTCCAGGGTCTGGAAGTAATCCTCATCTGACATTTCTTCCATTGCTTTTTCAAAACTCTTATCATGTTGTTGTTTAGTCATTATAGGTTCTATCTCTTTTTTCATTGTAGGAAATAATCCCATTCTAACATTATTATAATATTCTGTCAAGTTTTTGTTTGGCACCCCAATAGAAAATATATGACTTTTATGAATTGAGTATATTTTATCTATTGTTTGAAACATCCAAGGTGTCAATGACATTCTTTCCTCAACAAAATATGTTTCATCATCTACGGCATTTTCATGTATTCTTACTTTGTAAGGTTCGTTTAATCTTATAAATTCTGAACCATCTGTAACGTAAACACCAGCAATGACTTGTTGACCATTTGATAACATTATCATTCTAGGTTGTGGTAGTTTAATTTCAGTTGTTTTAGGTTTTTTATCTTCCATAATACTATTTATCTAATATCGACATGATCTAGCTCATAGTCAAATTCTTGTTCAGAATATGTGTTTATTCTTTCCATAAAGTGACCAAGGGTAAAGTTTCTTTTTTCTTTGTAAGAAAAGTCATCAGCAATATCATAAAGATTTGCTTTAACTTTATTATCACCAAGACGCAACCCACGACCAAGAGACTGTAAAATACGAATTTTAGATTTGGTAGGACTTGCGAATATAACATTATGTAAATTCCTAATATTGATACCAGTAGAAAAAGTTCCGTAACTCGCCACAATAATTGCGTTGTTTTCATTTTCTGTAATACTCCTTACTGTTTCTCTATCTTTAGTTTCTGTACCACCATAGACAAAAAACAATTTTCTGACTTGATGATCTAATGTATCACCTATAAGTTCATGTAAAACCTTACCATGCTTTTCTACATACTGAAATAAAACTAATGTATTGCCTGTTCGGGTTTTTGTTAGATTACGAATGAACCTATTTCTTTTTTCGTGTGATACTATATAGTCCATTTCTTCTTGGTAGGTTAATTTTTTAACATGCTTACATTCATCTTGTGAATATTTAAGAATTAAACATTGTATCTTTAAATCAGCAAGTTGCTTTTTATCTATTAGTTCTCTTGTAGTTGTAACACTATGCACTCTACCAAACAAACCTTCTAATACTAATTTGTGTACCTTACTATCATCTAACGTACCAGTTGTGCCTATACGATACTTTGCATTTACACAAGCGCCCATAATTTTTTGCAATTCTTTAGATTTATATAAGTGTGCTTCATCACCTACCACACAATCAAATTTTTCAAAATACTTCTTATCAAAAGTAGCAAGTGATTGCCATGTGGATATGACTACAGGTTTACTATCATCTATTTCATAACCATAATATTTTCTTTGTACAAATTTTTCTGCGTTCCAACCATAGTCCTCAAAGTCTTTATACATTTGTTCAACCAATGAGGTAGTTGGTACAACCAATAAACAATTTTTATCCAATGTAGTAAGTAAACGAATAATACAATATATGATTAATGACTTACCTGAGGCCGTAGGCGACAGTAATATTGTCCGTCTATTATTGATTGCGTGAGAAAACGCTGATAATTGATAATCTCTTATTTTTATAGAATCCTTGATTATCTTGTCCGCAAACTTGGAAAAACCCTCGCTCAGCGACACGCTAGCAGGGTTAGTGAACCCTTCTCGTATGATTGTACCCCCCGAATTTTCAATAAAATGTTCAACATAAGGTAACAGTCCGTAATATAACTTACCTGTTGCTTTTGAAAATAATCTTATCTGACCATCCCATCTTTTTGCACGAACACTTGGCATAAAAGAAGCACCAGGTACTTTAAAAGTAAAAAATTCAGATAACTCTTGGAGTAAACCTAAATCTTCGCTAGTACACTTGATATAGGATTCGTTATATTTGCTTATTGTTAATTCTCTCATCTAGTTCTTCATATGATATATTTGTCCAATTATCTCTCTCATCTAATTCTTTTATATTATCACCTACATGTATAAATTCATGTTTTTCATATTTGTTTAATAATCTCTTAGTGTGGTATATCCAATTATCAGGATCAATTGCTTGTGCCTTTGGGCCCACATACCCCTTTGTGCCTTTGTATATGTTGTTTACTTTTTTTGTCTTCGACCTGTAATCGTACCCTACCAAATAAACCTTGTTGCTTACATCCGCTGCCATTAGCGCAATTAGAACACCTGCGTTTGTCTTCTCCTGTTGGTACTTGCCCAGTCCCATTACTTTGTCTTTTTTCTTTGTCCATGTTATAGTATACCCTTCTTGGTCCTCACCAAAATGTAATTTAAAATCATCCTCATGCCACTCTGTATTTTCTTCTCTAAATTTTCTTAACATATCTACATTGTTTGCCCAACACACAAAGAATTTTTTATCTTCACCTTTCCACACCCACTCGTCTGTATATTCATGTGGATTAACATTACCTATAAACTTAGTAACTGTTTCGGGATAAAACAACTTATCATACATGGAGGCAGGATTTTTTTGCCACTCTTTTAAATAGACAGGATTTTCAAATGCATAACCACTACGATATATTTCATGGCATATGTTATAATCCATTGCTACTAAAACATCTGGTGTAAAATCTCTATACAATCCGTTACAACCATATACCTTACCAAAAGGTTTTAGTTTGTGTAGATCAAAGTTTTTTCTACTTTCACCGTTACCCACACAAAAAATCATTACATGCTACCCATAGTAAATTTTTTCCATTCTATTGCATTTTTAATTTGAAATGTGCGATTGTTTATTTGTTTAAGTGTACTTTCACAATAACCACATATTTGTTTAAGATATTCTATCTTTTGTTTTGATTTAATTATTTCTTCATCAGCGTCAATAAATTTATCAACGTCTTGTCGTAATACTTTCAAATCAAAATTAGTATCTTTATAGACTTGTGGATCTGCTTTGCCTGTAAAGAACAACCATTTTTTTAAATGTAATTGTGAGTGATCGCCTTCTGCTTTTTTAAGCATAAGAGCGTAAGTTGAATATGTTTTAAGGTATTGAGAATGGAGTTGTGGTGTCTTTAGACTTTCTAAGTCTAGTTCAGTATCATCAATTCTCAAATCCTTCTCGGCTTTCGCCTGAAGTTCATCAAGTGTCATTATTTAATCCTTTTTATTATATAGTAAACTAATAAGGGGTCGTATATTTGTGTTGTTTATATCCTAGTGTAATAGTTGCTTGTAGATATTCTACATCCGTTGCATTTTGATTATACTCTAAAGCAGATAAACTTTTTGGATATGTATCCTCAAAAGATATTTCCAAAATAGGTGTGTTTCTTGCTGTTAATATAATTAATTTTGCGTCTGAAAATATTGCACCATCATTAGTTGCTGTTGTTACTCTACCTGCGTCTTGAAGGTTTGCTTGTTGGGATCTAGGCATTCTATCTCCGCCTGCTGTAACTAATGCACGATATTTTTCGTCACTATCTACTTGAGCAAGACCTACCATCCAATCATGAACACTACGATAATTCGTTAAGTCTTCATCTACAATAAACGTTACAGATAAATCTTCAAATGTCAAATCATTACCTGGTATTCTAACAGGCATAAGTCTAGTTGGTTGAGTTATCTCTGTAAGTGATATGCCTGGTATATTGGCTTGAATTGAGTTAAACTCTACTCTAGGTAGTTTTGCTATTTGAAATTTAAACTTTGTAGGATCAGCATAATCTAATCCTGCCCCACTAGGTTGTCTATTAATAGTATTTGTATCAGTCATATAATAGTATTTATAATAAAAAAAGGGGCGAATAATCGCCCCTCTTAAATCTCCAGTATGGAGGTGAAATTACATTAAGTTTGTAACTTTTACCATTCTGTAGTAAATGTTTGCTTGATCTGTTCCTACGTCAGTAGTTTGAGCAGAACTTTCCGCAAATGGGTTTCTAATTAGACCATATCTAGTTTTGAAACCAATTTTTGGTTGGAAAGTATCTTCGCCAACCGCTCTCACCATTTGTAGTGGAACGTATGGGCAATAGAACATACCAGCGTCATAAGGTGATGTACCTTTGTAACCCACAACGTAGTATTGAGCCGCAGTATTATTTGACGCATAAGGGTCAATGTATACTTTGTATCTACCGTTAAGAGTACCAGCAAAAGTATTACCAGTATCGTCAACGTTTAGTGAGTTGTTAAGAGCAGGAGTGTAATCTAATACACCAGCCATTTGTAATGCAGAAGCAACATCAGA